TGTGGTACAATATGCGGCTTTTAGGGTTTTCAAAGTTAACAAGTGATTCACTAAGTATGTTGTACTTGGTGATGATATTGTTATTTTGGATCCTAAAGTTGCAAAAGTGTATTATGATATTATGACTAAAGAGCTCTGCGTGGACATAAACTTAACTAAGTCGGTCCAAGCTAAAGGTCATGCGGAGTTTGCCAAAAGATTTATTTCTGCGGACGCCGATCTTAGTGGAATTTCTCTCAAGGAATTCGAATCTTTATCTTTATCTTGAAATAATATTTTAAGTTTAATTTTAAAGTTCCGATTCTCTGAGGTTATATTCTCTAGGGTCTTAGGCCGTGGTAGTATCTCTGCTGGTAATATCCGTAATCCTTTTAGAACACGTCGTATTTCAGTAAAATGGATTGAATCTGTATTATATAATATAGTTATCATTCCAGATTTTATTTGAAAAATCTTTCATCCGTGGGTAGTGTATTATTCACTACCTGTTGTTGAAGGATACTTAAAATTTCTGAAATCTAGACTGGAGGCTTGAAAGTACACCTCCCCGGTTGTCTTGAATACAATTCAAGCTCCGTGAGGGGTGCCTTCGGGACTTCGGTTAATGAGCTCGCAAGAAATTGCTCAGCTTAGGCGCTTGGTATTGACTTCATTAAAGAGTCTTCTACCAAATTCTTTCTGGCCAGATTACTTAAAGCCTGGTAAAGAAGAGCAAATAGTTTATACTGAAGCTCCATCAGAAAAGTTTCCGAAAGGAAAATTTAAAACTGTGTGAGTTGAAAGTAGACAACTGTTTGATTCTCGTTCTTATACCATGTTCTTAACTATCTGAGACAAGTATTTAAAGAATATCTTTTATGCTGAGTCTTCGCTATGAGAGGAAATGGTTTGAGGAAGACGTAATGGTTTTCTCAATAAAGTTCAATCTATTATTACTGACTATTCAATCGATAATATTCGATTTAATAATCATGATCCTACTTCAAAGGTAAAACTTTGAGGAAAGGATCCGATTATGTTGTTTAGTCATAGTAATCCAAGGTTGGATTTTCCTAATTCTATAGATCACTTATTTGTCCATACAAGTTCTGAAAAGAAATACGAGAAATCGATTTCAGAGGATAAAGATGTCAGTTTCAGTTTAGCCGCCTTTATATTAATATGAAAATGTTATAATAAAAGGTTAGACTTGAAACTGTTATCTGCCCCAAAGCCTGTTATAAGGCCTAAGGTATCTTCTAGGTTCCGTATGGATAGATAAATATATGCTGCGCGAAAGCTGAGAGATAAATGGATAGAAACTGGTAAAGGTGTTATGGATTGACAATGAATAAGCTAAAATATTTTAGTAAATAATTGCGATGCTTTCACACGTAAAGTAGGAACTTAGTCCCTATGGCCTTTACTGTTCAGCTCCCATGTTATGGATTACAATATAGTATTTATATTATATTTATTCGTATAACTAATCTCAGGATCTTTTGCCCTTTAAAGAGGGTTTGTAAACTAAGTGTATCAATTAATCTCACC